TTGCGCTGTGAGAAATGAGGATGGTTGCATGGTTATACTCGTTCATGCGGAACGAATCCAGATCAAGCGAACCAGTAACATCCTCATCAACGCCGATGGGGATTATGGCGCATTCTTCACTCAAGTTCATAATCGTTTCCTCCTTGCTTTCATTAGTCTATAGTCTACGTACGCTCGTTCAGCCCCACAAACGGGCTAAGCGTATTAGCCGACCCCGATTTGGGGGTCAATGCTGACAGCCACCAGGGCTGCCCATCGTAGCGCATCACGAAGCGGAAAGCCATCTCGTCATAGATGAACCGCACGTGGATGGAGCTTGCAAACTGGACACCGCCGGCTTTCTCACCAATCAGGTATTGGCTGAAGTCGGCCAGGCCAATATCACAAGCATCGCCCACAGTGGCCATCTTCTCGGTCAGGATCAGCGGCCTTCCAAGCAGAGTCCCGTTAGGTGTCTTTGATAGGTCATTGCCAGGAATCCACAGCGGAACGCCCCCTGTGCCTACTGCCATCACAAGCGTAGCAAGCTGCGGGAATGTGTCGATGTTAGCCAGCCACACAGCTTTGCCGTGGCCCGTCGGGTAAAGCCGACTCCACATCTTGAGGATGTTTTCCGAAAAGATGGTATCCGCAGCCTGACCGGTTTCCTTCGTTACCAGAATCCTTGAGGGATTACCGGAATCGAAGGCACCCAGCGGCATATTGCTACCATCGCCCCGCAAGAAGTCATAATCCTCTGTAAAAGCTATGGCCGCACCGAATACAGCCCGCACGATGGGTTCAATGCTGATAGGGCTATCCTGCAAAAGCTCATCCGTGACGTAGCATAGTCCGGTTATCTTGTGCAGTGTCAGCCCGACCTTACCGAACACGGGATTCTTCGGAGTCTTTTCTCCCTTCTCCGCTGTGCGATAGATGACCACGCCGCCGTAGAAATCGGTGCTGTGGTTATCATCGACAAGCGCCGGGATGGTGATGCGATTCGTAGCCATCGGGATTGGAATAGCCCTGGGGCGAACAATGGAAGTCTCCAATGCTGTCTGAAGCAGCGTTGCCCGGAACTCTTCCGGCACCAGGAAGCCGCCCTGCGACAGATCGCCCTCTTCCATGTAGCCAGCAGTCTTTTCCACTGCCGAGTTCCATGTTCTCAGAGTTTCGCTTTGCGCTCCACCGGGCTGCCCTTCCTTGATCAAGTCCCGGAAGAAATGACCCATGTTCTTGAATCCACCCTTCGGATCAGCCGTAAGCTTATCCTCGGGAGAAAGGATAACATCCACCGGGTCAGGTTGAGGCGTGTTTCTCTCAACAAGCGTAGCTTTGGCTTTCTCCAGTTCCTCAACCACAACTTCCTTAATTGCGGTCTTGAACTCTTCTAATTCTATGCCCATGTGATTAGCCTCCTTGAATTCAATTATGTTTCGCGATTTCAGCTTGAACAATACCACGCACCAGATCAAGCACTTCAGCCTTCGAAGGCACAGGCTGGCTTAATTCGGCCAGAGCCTCCCGGATGTAAGTGATAAGCTGTTCAGTGGTCATCTTCAAGTCAATGCTTTCTTCCTGCGGCTCCGGGGCAGCGCTATCCAGAACGGTCTGAATAAGACCCTGCGCATCCTTGAGCGCTTGCTTATTCTTAGCATTCAGGACAGCCCCAACCTTCGCAGCTATATCAACGGGGATGTCGCTCCCCGCTTCGGCGCAAATAATCTCTACTAGCTTCCAAGCTAATGGTTCGGTATTCTCTGCCAGCCCACGCTCAGAGATAGCTTCTGCCAGATAATCAAGCTCATCCTTGATTGTTTCTTGGCTGACAGCATCGGCTCTGGCCCAAGGAGGGTCACCCTTGTCGAAATCCTTATAATGCCCAGCAATATGAGCTTTCACCCCGGGCATATCCTTGTCTGGAATAGCAACGCCACCCCTAGCGCCCATAATAACTGCCGCGGTAGCTCTGACCCCGGCCCAGACACAAGCATGCTCACCACCAGCTTTATGATGAGGGAGTTTGTAGGCAGTCTTATTCTCGGGCTCATCACCTACCCAGGTACACATTATCTTCAGATCCGCAACTTCTGCTTGGGCAACCTCTCGGCTCGCTTCCCAGAGCGTATCTTCTGATGCAAGCGGAGTACGCTTATAGGGAATCGCAGCCTTCGTTTCTTCAGGCTCAAAGCCTTCAGTATGCTCTTCAACCCATTTCTTAGCTCTAGCCATGGTCCAGTTGAAGGGCTCTCGCTTATCGAACTTATAGGTATGAACCTTCTTATCCTTGCCGCAATAGAGAGCTTTGATGCCTTCCTTTTCGCTTATATCTATCGTTGCGGTTATCTCACATTCTGCTACTGGTATGCTGATCCAATCTTCTGTTTCTTCGGGCTTGGTAGCAGACTTCACATCACGCATATCACGCACATCATCCACCTCAATCACTTGATTGAAAGCATCAAACTCTTTGGCTGTGATGCAGCCCTGGTCCCGGGCAGACACCAGTGCCTCAGGATTTGCAGGCACCGGAACACCAGAAAGCTCCAAGAGTTCCTGCTTCTTATAGATACGCCGGGGCGCTTTGTCATCCTTGCCATCTTCCCATTCCAAGGGAATGAAGCCCACGGACGTTGCCTTCAGAAAGCCACCCTTGTAGAGCTTGTAAATAGTGTCGGCGAACGGATAGGTTTCTTCATCGGCAAACTCCACCTGGAACATCAGCCCCCTAGCATCCGTATGGACTAGGTTTGCTCTACCAATAGGTGGCGAATGATAATCATGCGCCCACATGAATACAGGATTCTTGCGGTAATTCTTGAGTTGCCACCCGTTCATGCGGATGACTTCGCCATCCCGATCAACCATCTCAGTTGACCCCACGAATTCAAGGACTCTGTCTGAGACTTCCTTAACCTCAAAGTCCTCGAGAACCTTGCGAATCATCGTTTCAGTCGTCATAATCAAGCCTCCTTAATATTGTCACGCATTTTTGCGGTTCTGTCAAACTATAGGCAACCAGGTACATCTGCAGTTAGGGTGTACCGGTATCACTCCACCAGCATTGCCCAGGGCATAATGATTACCATGAAGCCCCATACATTCTTCACAGGTGCGCTCATCCAGAGCTGCGTAAAATTCAACCTCTTTGACTACGCCAGTCGCATCATAGCCTAGCAGAGCTCCCTCATTCGATGATGCAATAACCTCTGTGCGAGCTATCATCTTAGACCGAACGGTGGCATTGGTATCAAACACGCCGCGGATACGCCTCGATAAGTCGGGGATACCCTCTCCCGCTTCAAAGCCTTCTGCTAGCTGGCCTGCAATCAGATTCCGTGTCTCAGTGTTTACTTCGGTCACCATCCACGAAGAGCGCTCTTCCAGCCACTTCAGCGCAGGCTTGCTCAGCGGATATTCTTCTTCTGCTACCCGGTGCTCGGGCTCCGGATGAATGAGAGCATCCGCGTCTTCCATAGCTTCTCGTAAAATCTCAGTCATGATAGGTTTCAGCTTCTTCTTGAACCTAGCCTTGGCCTTTTCCATATTGAATATCACATCATCGGGTTTATTCGCCCCGGGGAGTTTGCCGAGCACTTCCGCTTCCTGGTCCTTCCAGAGATTAACCAGCGCCGAGATCATGATAGTTTCTTGCTTCTCGGCCTTGAGCGCATACATCTCCCAGAATGGCTGTCCTCTCTCATCAGCCCAGCTTTTCAGCGCTTCTTCTTCGGGCTTCGGCGTCGGCGGAGGCTGACTCTCTCCAACCCCAATCTCTAACATATTCATCGGCACCAGGCGCTTATCGCCACCCTCTATTGCATCCAGACCGAGCAATTGCCGGCCCTCGTTTATCGTGAGCATCCCCCACTTAACACCTGTCTCTGCTATGCCCTTCTTCTGCTCCATGGTTTCTTGCACGATCTCATCATAATCCAAGAATAGCCCCTGGGAATTGGGGAACTGCGGCAATAGCTTCTGATTCAGCTTATTCCTAATCCGGTCCAGCCGGGGCTTGATTATCCAGCGAGCGAAGATATAAGCTCCCGCTTCCGCATTCGCCCGATTAACATTCTCCGTGATCCCCATCATCGGCAAGGGCATCCCGACCACGCCAAGCAGATTCTCCCTGCTATACTTTCGTAGATTCACAAAATCCATATCTTTCTGCGTCATGGAAGTAGGCTTATAATGAGCGCCGCCCTCTAGAATCGCTGTCTTGTGAGCTCGATCTACGCCTCCATAATTCTCCTGCCATTGCTTTTTCAAGCTGTCACGATTATCCTCTCCCAGCGTACCATCAACCTCAATCACAGAATCTACCCGGGCAGAGTTCTTGAAGAATGCTCTGTTCCACTTACCCGCAAACTCTTCCGCATCTATATCGACCGCAACCGTCTTGAATGGCGATAAGCCATCCCACCGATTCAACGGACGCGGATACTTGAAAAAGATTACCTCTTCAGGCCTAAAAGTCTTTCTGAATTGTCCCGATGTATATTCGAAGCCCGCTATGAAATCTGTCTGCGAAGGAATCACCCGCATTTGATGACTCGGGAAAATCCAAATCTCCGCTGGAATCCCTAACTTATTACGGTTCAATACCCAGAAGCACTTCCCTGCAAGCTCCATAAATATCTGATGAAGCTCCATGTGTTCTTCTACGGTATCAAAGGGATTTACGTAGTTAATCAAATCCAGGACAGGATGCGATATAATCTCTGTGCGCTTATGCTTGTCATCGCCCCGATATAGCCTCCACTTAGCATCTGCTACGCTGGCAGCAATCTTCATCACCGGCGCATTCAACCAGCCAACCTCTTCAAACGCTTGCAGGAACTCTCTAGTCTCAGTCCTACCTACAAGCGGCCACATACCACCCATACCAAAGCCCCCAGCTCCCCCACCTGCCTTTATTCCCAGCCACGTTTGTATTACGCTCTTTACACCCATGTGATTCTTACCTCATCTTTGTATGACATTAGGATTTGCATAGCTCCAGACATAGCATCTATCTGGTCATCATGCGCGCCATTAGGGAACATCTCCGCTTCATCTAAGAAGGTCAAAATCCATTCGCCGCGCGCCAGTTTGAGATTACCAGCTTCAGCTTGAGAGGAAACGGGATTAGCCCGGGTCACCTTGTCCCCGGTCGGCCTATCACTATAGAAGGCATAGCCTTCCAGCACCTTGCGTCTATAGTAATCTATAAGATGGATGCCCGCGGCGCCCGGCTCCTGCTCCATGTAGACGTTGGTTGATTTACCATCAAGCTGTGCCGTGTTCTTGATCAAGGCCTCGGTCACCTGGGGCGATTCTCGGAAGCGCCTGATATCCTTGAGATAGTAGATATTCTCAGAGTCCCGGCCCATCAGAGCTCCCACCGTCCAGTCCGGGTCGTTATTGCCCTTCACTTCTGCTGCCGCCATATCCCAATAGCGTACCCACCTACAGCTTTCCGGTGGCTTCTCTACAATCTCCATCCATTCTCTTTGAAACTTGCCGCCTACCGCCCTAGCTGACCAGTCACCCTTCAGCAGTTGAGCTCGAGTAATAGGGTCAAGCTTCTCCAAGCTCTGAGCGTAAAGCTCTCGATCAAGATAAGGATTGTCATCTAAGGTTGCGGGTATCCAGGGGCGGCTTGCAGATATTCCCTCTGTAATGAACCTCTGCTTCACCCATTCGTGGCCTATACCGCCTGGATTCGATGCTGAGCGCATGCGAATGGGGATTTCACAGCCTTTCAGCCGACGAAGCCGAGAGATTAGATATCGGTACTGAAAATCGCTGAACTGTGTCAGCTCATCAAATGCGATATATTGAAATTCTGCCGATTGATAGCGGTAATGGTCGTTTGTTCCATCTAGGTAGCCGAACGATACCGTAGCCCCGCTCGGGAATATCCAGGTCTTATCAACATCCTTCCACTTGGCATCACTCTCCCCTAGCCATTCATGGCTTCGACTCATCAACGCCCCGGGGAGTGCTAGGTCAGCATAGGTTTTACGCAGCAACAGAGCGGAGTAGCCCGCAATATCAACGTATTGAAGCGCACCCATTAGAAGCGCATCGCTCTTACCGCCACCCGCAGCCCCTCCGTAGAAGGCCTCAAGGTTTTCCAGCAGTAAGAAGGCTAGCTGCTTCGGGGTCGGACTGTGCGGGATGTAGGGAGTCCACTTCAGTTGAAGGCGACCCAGTGGCTCCCATCCTGATGACCCCAGCTTGGATAAGGATTTGGACTGTGGCACCGAGAGAGTCTGCATCTGCGACATTCACGTACATCCCTTCCAGGGAATGTTCCCGCTTCTCAGTGGGTAATCCCCTAGATAACCTCTCCACATTAGTCACCTGTGGCAAGGCTAGGCTAGTCTTATTTATCAGCGCCAATAACTCTCCCGCTTCCATCGTTGCTAGTTTATTTGTCAACTCAGGGTCCAGCTTCATCTTTTGAAGCATAGCCTGAACCGGTTGCATCATCGTCGTCATAATCGCTTGAGCAGCCTGGGCATGGCGTACCGACATCTTGACTATCTCTTCCAGATGTGCTTCCCGTTTTAGCCTATCCTGCTCTTGATCCCATGCCTCAGATCGCTCTACCCAGTTCCACTTCGCCGACTGCCTGTAAACACCATGCATTCCCTTCCCCGCAGCCAATGCTGCCTTCTGAATTGTCCGTTCCTGAGGCAGCATGTCCCGATATAGGCAAAATGTGCTGAATGCCTTTCTCGGCTCGCTAATCTGCTGCTGCCAAGGCTGCCTTACTTTTTCTTGCTCTTTCATCTATCTTAATCGCTTCCTTGCCTGTATAATTCTGCCATCTCTGAATGATTACGTCACAGTAGTGCTCGTCTATCTCCATCATATAGCATTTCCGATCTAGCTTCTCACAGGCTATTAGGGTAGAGCCTGAGCCACCGAAGGGGTCAAGGATTATTGTGTTTG